TTAAATAGTCTATTACTTTTTGTACACTAACAGCAACTCCAAATTTCTTTGCAGCCATATTAGTTAATTTTTGGTGTGTATCGGTTGATACACTTACTGATTTAAATCTACTTATATCAGGCATGTTTTTCTCCTTTGGTTAACATATTCTATGGGACTATATAGGGCAATTATTATATTTGACAAGAGTTTATTTTAATTTATTATGATGAGATCTTTTCACCTTTATATGTCGGTAACTTTTATTAGTTACCGGCATTTTTTATTGTAATAACAAATACTTAGCTAACTGCGTCATTTTTACACAGTAGCGACGGGTTCCCATTTATTTGGGTAACTAAACCATCCTGTCGCAATATATTTTTCATGCTCTTTTGTTATTTGTCCTCTATGCATGTGTGTGTAGTGGGCTGGCCATATTAAAGTCTTACCTTTTTTAGCCTCAAACGTTTTTTCTTGATAATAAAATTCAGTGCCACCTTTAGGAACATCGTTTAAGTATGTCATGTAAACGAACTCTCTCATAAACTGAGATCCAGCTCTTTCTGCGTGCCATCTATGATATCCCCCACCTGGTGGGTAGTATTGTATATTTACCCCCTCCGTTATAGTTATTTTAGAAAATACATCATCTTTCATATGACCTATAGCTACATCTTCATAGCATAAGTCTTGGGCATATTTATGCATTACCATACTTAACTCTATATAATATATATTAAGCATTTTTACTTGTTCATAAAATTTTGGTCCTGCTATTTTTGGATCTTTAATTACACCTGCATTAATATAAACATCTATAGAATCTTTCCAGTCAGGTACAAACAGATTGTCACCAAGTCTTCCAGGAATTTTAAATAGAGGATACCCAGGATGTTTATCGAGCGTTTGTTGTGGTGTCATAGGAGTAGCTTTATGTAATTCAATTAAGCCATCACATATATAATGTGGAATTTCATATTCACCTATGAATTGATTCTTTGCTATTTTTTTCATTAGTTTCTTTTAATTGAAAACCCTTCTTCTAAATAATTAAATGTTACTTTACCATTCACGTATTGTTTATGCTTAGCCTTACAGGTCATACATTGGTAAACTCGTTGGTCTTCTTTAGTTACCAATCTAATAAAAGGTACATAACTATTACAGTGATCACACACTCCCAGTATTATTTCTACTGGATCTTCTTTACTGTATGGCACCCCAATTATCTCCTTCTTCGTAATCTACTTTATTTGGAACTTGTAATTCTATCGCCGACTCCATAATTTCGCTAATCTTTTCGACTTGCGCCATATTCTCCACTGATATATCAAGTTCGTCATGAATCTGTATATGGGGAATCACCCCCTCTCTGTACAAGGCCAACATAGACTGTTTAGTCATGTCCGCAGCTGATCCTTGGATCAACTTGTTCAAAGCTTTGTACGTGAACGCGCGTTTAATCCCCGGTCCGTGCTCCCTGAGAGCATCAGCGTGGGGTAATGGTTTCTTAATGCCGTAACCATGGGGTTCCCACATATCAAAATGACAAAGTCTTCCACCTATTGTTCTAATTTTTCCACTATCATTTGCTCTACGAGATACAGCTTCAGATAGCATTTTAACAAACGGTGCTTTTAAATGATAATTTTTTATCAGTTTCTCAGCAGAATCTTTCATTAATCCTAATTCTGCCATTAATTTGTTCTTACCCATACCATACATAATACCAAGATTAATTGTCTTAGCTTGTTTTCTATCAATACCGGCCATCTCTGCAATCATCTCATGAAAGTCTGCGCTATCATCTTTATAAGCATCGACGATTGTACTTGTACCTTCTAACTTCATTAATGCTGCAAAGTGTACCAAGATCCGCGGTTCCTGTTGCGAGTAGTCAAAACAACCCCACTTACATCCTTCTTCTGGAATAAAGATAGAACGAATCAGCGGCCCTATTTCTTTGTGGCGTGCTGGTATCTGTTGAAGATTAGGATTAGAATAACTAAACCTACCAGTAACAGTACCACCTTGATCAGATCTTATTTGATTAATCTCTGCATGAATACGTCCATTGTGTTCGTGCTTCAGGATTGTATCTATGAAGGTTGTGTTAGCTTTATTAATTTCACGTGCTTGACTTATTAGTTTTGGAAGTTCTGCTGGGTGAGTAGCTAAGAAGTTTTTAGTAAATGATGGTGATCCCTTTTCAGTTCTATCATATGGAAGTTTCATTTTATCAAAAGCTTTAGCAATAGACGCTGCAGCCCATAGTTCTACATCAAACCCAACCATTTTACATATATCTTCTTTAAGTTTCTTTTCAGTCTTAACTAAATTATCTTTAATAGAACCAGCTACATCTAAATCAACCCGAACACCTTTAAACTTCATATCAACTAGACATGGAAAAAGATTAGTTTCTAAATTAAATACATCCCAAAGGTCTTGTTTAGTTATCTCATGTTGTAAAGCGTGATATAGTTTTAATGTAACTTCTGCATCCTTTTCAGCATATTCACCTACAAAACCTGATGGTAATCTCCACATCTCAGCTTTAGGGTCTACTTTCCAATCCTCCGCTGCTTCTCTTAATAGCTTTTCATTCTTACCCATACCAACATATTCTTTTCCTAGTGCGTCTAACGCATAACTCCATCTATTTTCATTAACTAGTGATGCTGCAATCATAGTATCAACAATGCCACCATTAATATGAAAGCCCAGAGATCTAATCCAGGAGACATCATACATAGCGTTGTGAAATATTTTAGTTGCAGTGTTATTTAAAATTTCTTCAAACCAATCTAATACTAATGCGCGGTCCATGTTCCCTCCGCCTTCGTGCGCTATAGGAAAATAACCTGACCAACCTTCAACCGCTACAGCTATACCAACTATTTCTCCATCTCTTCTAACAGCACCTGAACCTTTTGTTTTTAAATTAGGATCTCTTGTTTCTAAATCTATTGCTATTTCTTTATGTTGATTTAAGTCAGGTAAGTTTGTTGGTGGGACCCACTCCGTTTCCGGTGTGAACATTGGTGCTTGTAATGGTCTCATTTATACTCCTCTTTCAATCTATTTAAAAACCAGATAGCTTTTTCTAAATCTTCTACAGGTTTTTTCTTCCACTCATGGCGCCAGATATATTTCATAGCTGAGCCTTGTAAATAATATCTAAAACCATAACCTTGACATGCTTTTATTGCATCAATGCAACCAATGTCTCCTTTATTATAGTGTGATGGATGATTTACTGGATCGTGTTTTTTCTTCATAGAACATATGCCCTTTCATAGTTTCTTGGTTCTAAAATATGTAGTGATTTTTTTGCTCTTGTTACAGCAACATAGAATAGTCTGTGTAGGTCGTCTGGATCGATATCGTTGTGGTCCAGAGCAGACTTAGTAATATCAGGAAGTAATAAGACATTATCAGCTTCCCCTCCTTTCGCTCCGTGTATTGTTGATAAAGTTATTCTTGGTTTTTGTGAAATCTTTTCACTTTTTGATAACATGTTTCTTATATAGTTTTCTGTTTCAGGATCCAAACCGGCGAATGCTTTATACCAAACATCATTTGATTGTAATCCGTGTTCCGCGATACACTCTTCAATAAAATATCCTTCTTCATTCTCGTTCATAGTTTTACCGGTACGGTATCCCTTTGTAACATTTTCTCCCAGAAAAGAATAGATATTTTTTATTGAGGCTATAGGCAAGGCATGCTCTACTGTTCTCCACTTCTCCCATGTTTGAATAGCTAATAATAAATCTAGTTTTATAGAGTTTCTGTGTTTATGCGAATAGTACCAACCTTGGAGTTCACATAAGTCTTTTATCTCATCCAGGAAATGATTTGCAGTTGTTAAAACTAACCATTCACCTTGAGACATATCAACTTGAGTAACATCTGTATATCTCGTTAAATCACCCATCTCTTGTCTAGGTTTATATTCTTTAGGATATCTATTTGTAACTTTATTAATTATCTGTTGAGATAATTCGTGGATCGGGCCCCCTGGAATACGATACGATTGATCTAATGTATCTATATAGTCTACTTCTTCTTTAAGAGCGATAAAAGTATCAACATCAGCGCCAGCCCATTTAAAGATAGCTTGATCATCGTCCCCTGCAATATATGTTTTCCCTGCTTTTTTCCAAAGTTGTTTGACCATTCTCCATTGAAGTGGTGAGAGGTCCTGTGCTTCATCAATAAATAATACGTCGAAAGATGGTGATACATCTTGTTCAATAAATTTTTCCAACATATCTTCATAATCAATTAGACCCTTTTCTTTTTTATATCTCCTAAGTTCTTGATCTAATAAATATAATAAGTCTCGTTCAATGTCTAGTTGGTGCTGGTTATTATCATATTCTTCTAGTACTGTTATTTCTTTAACTCTAGCTTTATTTATTAATCTTAAGTATTCATTATCAGAACTAAATACTCCATCCGTTTCATTATACCATGCTGTTTTAATAGGAATTCCGCACTTTAATCCGAACTCTCTGTAGTCCTGAGATTTCATTACTTGTTCTTTTTTAATACCAAGAGTTCTAAAAGCTAGTGAATGCAGGGTTCTAAAATAAGGTATGTCGTCTTTATCTATTTTAAATTTCTCTTCTGCTCTAGACTCTGCTTCATAGGAAGCTTTTCTAGTGAAAGAAAAGTATCCAATCTTTTTAATATCAGTACCTGCGCGTAAGAATTCCTCTACTAAATTTAATAAGGTAGTTGTTTTACCTGTGCCGGGTGGGCCTAATACTATTGTCTTCATTTCTTAGCAGCTTTTTCTAAACTAACTACGTTGTTAGGTTTCTTCTTTTGTTTTTTCTGTCTAGCTTTTATTTCTTTAACAGCTTTGTCTATGTTAGGCTGGAAAACTGTATCCCAGGCCCAACCACATCCTTTTTTAGTCTTAGTATTATATTGAGATACGGTAAGACATTTCTTCGGTAACCAAATATCAACTGTATCAAAAGAAGTATCTCCTTTGATTTTAAATACTCTATTTGGTATAGCAATCTTAATAGCTTTGTCTGTTGCGCTTACTATTTCAAACTCAGGTATCCATGTATGATAATCTGAGTAACTAAGATCACCATATTTTATTTGATAATCCCCAGTTAAGTTTCCTTCTGTCCAATTTCTCATTAGAAAGGTACCTCCTCGTACGGTGTTTGGCTTATTGTTGGTTTCGTTTCCTTCATTGCTTTGATTTGTATGAGTCTAAGTGTTTGGTCTTTCACTGGTCTTCTAACCTCAGCAACAAATATATCAGAGAGCTGTTGTAGTAAATTACTTGTATCTACTTTGTTGTGCTCCCAGTTATTTCTTTTACAAAAAGCAAAGAAGTCATCCATTCTAAAGTAAGTGAGGCCTTCATCCGTCCAAGCCATCTTACTTAATATGTCATCCTTTGTTCTTGCTTGTGTTCTATTAACTGTAAACTGTTGTAATAAGTTTATTAGATTTTCTTTAGGATCAAATGATTTAAGAGGTTCGATCTCCTGCATATTAGCTAGTAGAGGTTTTAAATACTCTTCTCTCCAATCCTTAGCTTTAGGAATAGGAACAACTACTCCTGCTTTATCCATAACTTCTAAAGAAAATAAATTTGGATTGTGTAATTGTTCTTTGTTTAGATCAACTCTCTTACCATCAACATCTAAGAAATATTGTGATGGATTAGAACATATCTTTGATAGCTGCCCTAATTCTGGCATCTGTTCTTCTCCATAACCAACACCAAATTTACATTTACTACAAGCAGCTGGTTTGCAAAAAGATTCAATAGGTTGTTCTTTACATCTATATTTATCATATCCTTTTTTACCTATAGATTTAATTAAAGTTTGTACTTCCTGATAGCCTAAAGGAGGAACCATATATTTTTGGTTATCTTCCATTAATTTATCTTGCCAATTATCTGGATTAGCTTTCTGTCTATATATGGCTAAATTAAATAGAGCATTATTTCTTGAGCCTTCTCCAAAACCTTCTTTTGCTAATTTATTTAAACATGGTGGACCGTCTTTAAACACATCCTTTTCCTCTATAGTTTTTTTAACCTTTATTTCTTCTATCTGTTCTTTGGTTTGCACCCACTGATCATATATTTCATAGAACTCTTCTAGTGTTGCAGCTTCTCCACCTGCTTTAAAAGTATAACGTAGACCTCTAACTCCTCCATGATATGGAAGATTTAAAAAGTTTCCTGTGTCTCCACGATCTACAAAAATTTCAGTTTGTTTAGGAAATATTTCACTATCATCATAACCTAAAGCCTTAGCCATTATTTTTAGTTTAGACTGCATTAATGATGCAGGGATAGGATCCTTTGCAAATAAAAATAAATGTGCACCACCGGATTTAGATCTGAAAGTTACTAAAGGAAAACCTAGTCCTTTAATATTACGCATGATAGCCATGTGATCTAGATTATATACATCAACATCAACACAACCCCATCTACACATGTTCTCTTCGTTAATTGGAATTATACCAAGAGCAGGATCTTTTCCTTCTATATGGTCTTCCCAAAGTTTATCTGTAACAGGTTGTCTTTTTACAAAAGCTTTTGAAACGGCTTTACCTTTTTCACTTACCTCTCCGGTTAGCTTCATTATTCCATAGGCGCTTTTATTGCCTTCAAAGATATGTTTAAACCTCATTGGTTCTCCTCAATTATAAAACAGGTTCTTTCTCCTGCGAATTTCTTCTATTTATTTCTTTTTCTTGTTTCGCTTTGCGTTAGCGGTTTGATAATAACCACCACTACATTGTGCAGAACAATATTTTTTTGTTGTCTGGTATTTAGTTATACTAAATTCTTTACCACATGTCTCGCATAATTTTGTCATCATTGTGTCCTTCTTTCTAAATATATTAATAGATCAGTTTCTTTAAAATATGGCGTATTTCCTACCTTAATGCAGGGTACATCGAACTTACCTAGTCTTCTTTTTCTCCTTATAGTATCTTGTTCGAACCCTCTTTCTATTCCTAATTGGTTCATCCATTCTTTAACTCTTGCTATGTGTATATATTTTGGCATATTTAATTCGTGGGCCCCGTACATGGGGGAGCTATTTACGGGGCCCTCTCATGATTAAAACGGTACGTCGTCCTTAGCTTTAGACTCTGTTTCGCTTCCACCATGCTTCACTTCAACGCTACCAACGCTAGAAGCAAACTGTTTAGCGGCCTCATACAAGTTCTTATCTTGTACAGGACCTACTAAAGACACATTCCAACCAAACCAAGTTCCCTTATCGTTTGATTGTTGTACTGTCTTTAGATTATACACATGACTGTAAGCAGCCGGTGTGAATAGACCATTAGATCCTTTGATCTTGATACTATTCATCATTGAGTTCCAGCTTCTACTTACTTTTAATTGTGTAGATTTCATAGAGATCAATGCTGTTTGCAAAT